AAGTTTATGAATGGGGGCAAAGGGTTTCTTGGTATCAACATTGGATAGGGGTGAATTATTCCAAACACTATCCACAACAAAAAATGGTTCCTACTATTAGTGAATATAATCCTTCTATACATGGAAAAATAAATGCTCGTCATCTATTAGGAGCAATGTCTGAAAATATGCATCTTACAGGAGTAAATTTTTCTTGGGAAGATGTTATGAAGTTCAGTTTATATCGCCACCCAATTGGGTGGAGTGATGAATCTGTACAGGAACGTAATCCTTTAATTTGGAATTTATGGACATTAATAAACAAACATTTTTTTGATGGTAAAGGAACCCTTGATGGTGTACCAGAAACCATAAGTGGACTAAAAGGCCCTCAAATATTTTACGTAGATAAAGAAAATTTCTATCAAAAATATGATGTTCCAGAAACCCAAAATCAGTGGACTTGTTTCTTGAATGGTAGATGTCATGAAAGACCTCCTACACGGCAATCAAAAAAAGGTGGACAAATCCATAGGGATACAGATGGTACATACAATGGAGAATATTATACAGTCTTATACATAACCAATCAAGAATGGTTACCAGAATGGGGAGGGGAACTTGTATATTATGATGACCAAGAAACAGGTTCTACTCATTGGAAACATGGTTGGAATTTAGGATGGCCCAGTGATATTGTAGGAAATAGACCAAATCGTGTTATTGTTTTTCCACATGATAAAACTCATATGACATTATCTCCTAAAACTGATGCGCCAGAAATGTCTCAGAAAATTGCATTTAGGTGTAAGGTGGTATGACTACTGTCAAAGCTCGAGCTGATTTTATTTATGATATAGATCTATCTTACGATAAGACAAAACTCTTAGATGAAATGAACAATGTAGATTTTACTCCCTTTAATGATGAGGGCCCCCAGGGCAAGGGACAAAGTAAAATTCCCCTAAACAGTTGGTTTTATAATCCCTCTACATGGTTACAGGGTCACGTTATAAATGAGTGTCCAGAAGTTAGTAAAGTACAATCTCAAATTTGTGAGTTACTAGAGTGTAAGGATATTCGTCCTAGATATTATAAACAAGAAAAAGATACAGAAGTGCCTATGCACCCAGATAGAGGTACTTTGTGTGCTATCAATATAATATTGAGTGATAACTATGGCCCTTTGATCTTTGGAGACTTGGGCCCAGTTCGTTATAATTGTGCTATACTGAATTTAGAAAAAAGACATGCAGTACCAGCTTTTCCAGAGGAAAGAGTTTTATTAAAATTTAGTATATTTGATGTTCTATATAAAGATGCTCTTTCTAACTATCGTATAAATATATCAAAGGAGAAAAAATAATGGCAGATCCAATTCCAGTAACTCAAACAGTTACCTTGACAAAATCTGGTTCCAACTGGGCAAATGCCGCTGAGGGGTTTGCAGAACGAGATGCCGCATTAGAAGAACCTTCTTATAGGACTCTACCAGCATCAGGCCTGGATTTATATACTGAAGTAAAGTCTCAAGTTGATGCTGATACTCTAAAGATTGTTAGGTCTTGGAATGATTGGTATGACTGTGAAGATTATATGAATAAACGGTCAACCCAGAACAAAGAATTAACAACTCAAAACTGGGCCAAATTGGGGTGGACTGTCTCTGAGGATATAGAAAGAACCTAAATAAAAATATGAAAACATTAATTCCAGAGGAGAATTCCTTTAATCTTCTTATGGTTGATTTGACCCATAGATGTAATATGGAATGTGCAAATTGTTATTTACCTAATCGGGATGTCCCAGATATGGATGTGACAAAATTGTACGAATTTCTAAAAAAATTACCACATAGAATCATCGTAAGATTAATTGGTGCAGAACCTACAATTCGAAAAGATTTACCTGATATCATTCGGAATGTGAAGATGTGCGGCCATAAAGTTAGTCTAACCACAAATGGTCTCAAATTGGCATCTAAGAAGTATGTAAAACAACTTAAAGAGTCTGGTTTACGGATGGTTCTTATTTCCATGAATGGTGCAGCTGACCGAGAAGTATATGCAGTTCTAGATAACGGTAGAGAATATGCTGAGATGAAACACAGGGCATTAATTAACTGTATGGAATCCAGAATGATTATTAATACAGGAACCATTATTGCAAAGGGTAGGAATGAATTCACACTAAGAGACCAAGTAGACTTAGTACGTAAGACTATGAAAGAAACTAACTACAGAGTAAGAATTAAACCTATTCTAAGGTTTAAGAGTGTTGGTCATATAGGAAGATATATGAAAGATGCCACATACACCCTTCCAGAACTAGAAGATGCATTTAAGTATTATGTACATGATGCTACCAAAGTAGATGATATCGTATCCCCCAATCATGCAGTTTTAGCTAACTTCTATGAGTTGGATGATATGTTTGTGAGATTAATAGATTGGGAAATAGATGACGATGGCATCCCCGATTCTGATAATGAATATAGAGGAAGAGTTACACAGGATTGGAAAGTCGCCCCGTTCTTTGAACACTTAAAACAAAATGAATTTGGTTATTGATACATATCCCGTAAAATCATATCCACTAATCTTAGAGGAAATAATAGATTTAACTACAAATATAGATGACAGATTATCACAAAATTATGGTGACAATTTGGACTTTGTAGATTCATTGGCTGTAACAGTGGTTAAGGATGATGAAACTCTAGTTGCATTTAGTACCATTCTACATCGTGAAATGTTTGGAAATTCTGTTCGTATATTAAATAGGCATTTTAAAAATCCAAAATACAGAAGAATGAACTGGGGTCATCAAAGAAGAATACGAGAGTATACTTATGAGATGATACAACAGCAAATACTCTATGCCAAAGATGGGGGCTTTGATGTTGCGTTTATAAGTAGAGAATTGAAAGAAAACAATTTAGATAAGTTAAATTCTACTGCATTAAATCGATTTAAGAATTATTTCCCAGACCACCAAAAATGGATTTTAAGTCCTAAAATGCATTTAGTAGTCATGCCTAAGAGATTTAAACAAAACTGGCAATCTATTTTGTATTATAAATTAAATAAGGATGGTAAATTACGAACACCATCTCTTAGTGTTGAGGCATATAAGGAGAGATTTTATTATGTTAATTAATGATGGAATTCAGAGATTGCTCCCTGCGGAATTGACCGCAGACGGTTTCAAAGATTTGGTTATGGATTACGGAACATTTTTTAGTACTGAAAAACATGTTATTGATGATGAAGGTTTTGTTCAGTTAGTAAGTCATGATGGACTATTTGAAAAGGGAGAGGTTCCTTGGCATAACGATTGGAGTTATGGTGTTGGTGCATATCATGGAACTGCTCTGTATAATTTTTTTGGTGGACACTTAACTCCAACGTGGTTCGTTGATATGAAAACGGCATATGATCATTTACCAGACAAAGAAAAGTATGAAGATATTACTGGTACATATTATCCACCAGAAAATTTGCAGGAGAAATGTTTTTCTGAAAAACAGTTACGATATTTAAGAAAGAATAAAACACAAAGACCCTTTATTATACAACATCCCATAACAAAGGATAAAATGTTATATTTCAGTCCAGGCTCTCTTGTAGAAACAAACAAAGAGGTTGATATTGAAGAACTTATTACACATTGTGAAAAATTCTCATATCCTATGTATTGGAATGAGGGTGACATAATTGTGTATGATAATTTAAGAATGATGCATAGAAGAGATGCATTTGAGGGAGAAAGAATTTTATGGAGGATACAATTTAATTATGAAGAAACTAATAGTTTCGGGTGACAGTTTTTCTAGTGACTACGTTAGGATGCAATTAAAGAATCCTGCAAATGTATGTTATGACCCAGACATAGATATAGAACCATTTCCTATATGGCCTGAATTGTTGGCAGATAGTCTTGGTATGGAACTTATAAATCTTTCAGTTCCCGCCTCTGGAAATGAGTATATACTTAGTTCTATAATGGACACTCTTATGGAGACTGAGCCAGAAGAAGTTGGGTTAGTCTTGGCGATGTGGAGTGAATTTGTAAGAATAGACATAGAATCTACTTCTGGATGGATTCGGGTAAGACCTCGTAGACAGTTCAAAAATAACAAACCCGTATCTAAATGGCACGATAAAACAATTCAAGCTATGAAGGATACTCCCTATGATAAACTATCGCTATTGATGAAAGAAATGGGTATCGGAATGAAAGATGCGTCATTCCAAAAATCTATGAGAATGATGTTCTGTTTCCAAAGTGTATGTGAGAGTATGGGTATTCCCTATCTACAGATGCAAGCACTTCCACCTGTAGCAAAACCAGAATGGGTTTTAGAATCTCCCTATTATAATAAACTAAAGAATTTTATTGGATATCCTATTATAGAATCTTTGGATGGACATGACCTTTCTACTTACTTTGCGCCTGAACATATCATATCTAAGATGGATTACCATCCAAACGAAAATGGTCATAAATATATATCAGAACTAATGGAAGGGTGGATAAATGAGAAAAGGTAGAAAAATATTACCATACATCGTAGAGATGCCACAACCTTATGTTTTTGATATTGGAAGAATCAATAAAGAACTAACAAAAAACTCTAAGGTAATAGAAGGTATAAAGGATTACATTGCAAACAAATGTGATACTACAGCAGACATGGAACATTCTCTATCTGGAACTCCATCAAAGGCAGTGCAGTTAGCTGGTGAGTTGGGTGAACACCCAGAAAACTATAGTTCATTTGAGAATGGAACTTACAATTGGTTTCCTGTTAGTGTATATGACTCAAAAAATAAAACAGAATTTGATACATTTAAGACTTTGGAGAAAGAACCAGAATTTGATGAACGAAGATATACAAAACTTCTTAGTTGGGCAAAGGGAACATATATTGAGGAGGTTTTAAATACTTTCAAAAATCAAGTTACTAGAGTACATATGAGAAGGATGTCACCAGAGGGATTCTTAAATTATCATATGGATTATGATACAAAATATTCCATACGATTTCATATACCCCTAACTACAAACCCAGATTGTTATTTTAAATTTAAAAGAAAACTTGACAGTGAAGAAGAAAAATTCCATTTACCAGCAGATGGTAGGTGTTATTTCTTTAATCAGGGTACATATCATAGTGCTTTTAATGAAGGATACACCGACAGAGACCATCTCATTTTAGCAGTGAATGGACAAGATGATATCTCATTCTTATAGGATAGAAAATGTAATTAGAGACCCTAATTATATTAAACAACTTGCAAAAATTGCATCTCAAGATACACATAGAAATGCAATAAAACTCTATATTGCGTTTCATGTAATTTATGATGGAGATGATGTGATTGGTTTTGGTGGTATATTCACCAATCCCGAATGGCCTAAGAATTTAGTTCGTATTGTTGATAGAATGTGGCATCACCCAACACACAGATTTAAAGGCTTGGATCAAGTAGGTGCAAAACATATAGGACTTAGTTCTGAGTTACTAATACCTTTCCAAACAGAGTTTTGTAAGATTAGACGGTGGACTCCATTCTTTACGGTTGAGGGGGTGAGAAGAAGACCAGCCTTAAAAATGATAGTAGACAACCATATACCTAAAGAATGTGGATATAAACTACTACCAGACATGTATTATACTTGCACTGGAAAGGACGGTGTTTTTTATGAAGGTCAGTGTTGGCAGGGGGTAGTAGCTCAGGGTGATATTGACTTGCCCAAAATGAGTGTAGAAGATTGTAAAAAAATCATAAAAGGGACTTGATTTCCTTACTGATATGTACTATATTAGTATTATACATAAAACTATAGGAGTAGTTATGAATAAATTTTTAACCTTTTAACCTCAACCGCAATGGCTGGTGAAAGAACAATTACTGTTCCAACACCTAAATCTATTACGATAGTCTGTTCAGATAGTGTGCAGCCAGGAACAGTTGTTTTAACTAACCCCCCAAAATTTAGTTGTAAGGATTATGAACTTGCAAGTAAGATGGTGGGTACAGGTATTACAGTCGGCCCTGACTCTAATCTTAATCACATATTGTCTAGTTTACGTAGAGTAAATCGTAGAACAGCTCGACTTGCACGAATAAGGTCTGAGGGACGAGTTAGAGAAATAGGTAATTCTAATTCTTGGAATGATATAAATAAACCTTCACTAGATGATTTCGATAAGAAATTTCCAGGCATTAATCGTAATCGGAAATTCTTTGTTAGTGACAACAACTCCTGTAGGGGTTGGGTATCTGTTGCAAGAATCCTTAATGGTGAGTGTTCAAATTCTAAAATACGAACCCAACAGTATTTCAATTAAAAGGTAAAGGTACTTGACTTTTTACCCTTCAAGTGTTATATATAATATACAAGGTTGTTCGTAAACCCTTGTACATAAGCGGAGTTTTCGGTGGTTTTAACCGTTCGGTCAGTACCTAGTGTGACAGACCAAAAAAACCACCATTTAACTTGTACCGCCTTTTGGGGTGCAAATGTAATCTTGCTTATAAAGGAGATAAAAAATGGTTACTACTAAATCTTTGTCCTTGTGGGACAACTTCAATCAACTAACGCCCTATACAGTAGGTTTTGATCGTATGATTAATCATCTGAACATGATTAATGAAAATACGGTATCTACAGGGTTTCCACCTTATAATATTCAAAAAGTGGGTGATTTCACTTATACGATAGAAATGGCTCTTGCTGGTTTCAGTAAGGAAGACATTTCGGTGGAACTGAAAGAGAATATTCTTTCTATTCGGTCAGATAAAAAGGAAGAGCCTGATGATGAACACACAGTTCATCGTGGTATTTCTTATCGTAAATTTGACCGCAAGTTCACACTCGCTGACGATATTGTAGTCAACGATGCAAAACTTGAGAATGGTTTATTGATTGTAGACCTCGAACAGATTGTTCCAGAGGAAAAGAAGCCAAGATTAATTGAAGTGAATTAATCACATAAAAAGGGAAAAGGGACTTTACATTTAGTCCCTTTTCCTCTATTATTAGTATAGAATTAAGGAGTGATTATGGGTGTAAAAATATTTGATGGTGGAACCGATGACCTTGGTGGTGGAACCTTGCAACGAAATGAAGACCAAGAACAAGCTTTAGAAGATGCCGTGCATCTTAAAAGAGAAGAAGAAAAACATCTTGAGCAGAATCATGGTTTGAGGGTTGCTTTAAGACCTATTAATGCATTAAATATTATGAGGGTTGAAGTTCCCGAAGATGTTATTGCAGAAATCAATACACATATTGACGATGTAATCATACCAGCAAAAAAGAGTTACGCCGCAGGATTAGTAGGACAGATGAAAGAGAATGAGAAGTCTGCTCAACTGGAATTTCCTATGGATGATGAAGTGGGAGCTTCAGTAAAAACTATCCTCAATCAAGCAGGAACGTCATTTCTAAAGGGTGGGTATCAGAGAGATTCCCATGCAGAACTCCATAACATATGGACTAATCACGCATACGCCGGAGACTATAATCCTTTTCATGACCACGGTGTTGCAACAGCAGCTGGACTATCTGGATTCTTATGGTTAAAGGTTCCAGAGTGTATTAAAAAATCTGACGGTGATTTAACTCAAGGAATTAATAATGCGAATGGTGCTGTGGATGGATGGACACACTTAGTTTGGGGTGTTAATACTAGAAAAGACATATATCAATTGAGACCACCGACTGAAGATTATGTGAAACCAGAAGAGGGTGTTATGTTAATATTTCCTAATTGGTTGAAACATCAGGTGCTACCTTTCTTTGGTGAAGGCGAAAGACGCTCCCTTGCGTTTAATTGGAATGTTATTGATTCCGATAGGGAGAAGAAGAAACATATGAGTGATAATGAAAAGGAAAAATATGATGCCGCTATTGCCAAGAAAAAGGAAGAATCAAAAATTGGCCATTGATTACAAATATGGTGAGGGTGCAGCCCTCATGGAACTAGAAGAATATATTAACTCCACTTATGATGAACATTACAGCAAGAACAAATATCAAGCTACAGAGTTCATTATAGATGGCGGTCATGGTGAAGGTTTTTGTATCGGCAACATTATGAAATATGCACAACGATACGGAAAAAAGAATGGCAAGGACAGAAGTGACTTGCTAAAAGTGTTACATTATGGTATTATAGCACTACACGTAAATGATATGGAGAACAGTGAAAATGAAACAAGCAACAATTAAGACTTATGTAAATGAACAACCAATTCCGCCAGACGAAATATCTTATTGGAAAAAGTCTGATAAGTTTACATATGCAGTTGTGGATACAACAGATCAAACAGTTGTTAAGAATAGATTTAATACCAAATTAGATGCATGGAAATATCTAGCACAATATGAAGAAGGTGAAATATGAAACTAAGTAATGAAACGATTTCGGTGTTGAAGAATTTTTCAACAATAAACCAAAATCTTGTGATTAAAGAGGGTACAGAACTAACTACAATGTCTGCCCTAAAGAATATTGTTGCTAGTGCAACAGTAAAGGATTCTTTTCCAAAGGAAGTAGCAATTTATGATTTGAATGAGTTCTTATCTGCGCTGTCTCTTTTTGATGATCCAGAATTAGACTTCAAAGATAAATTTGTTGTAATACGTGGTAAGAGAAAAAACGACTTCTTGAATTATTATTATTCTGACCCTTCTGTTGTTACGACTCCACAGAAGACTGTTGAAATGCCTGACCCAGAAGTATCCTTTAAACTATCAAGTGGTCAACTTGCAGAAATACAAAGAGGGGCTGCTGTTATTGGCGCTCCAGATATGTGTCTAGAAGCGGGCGATGAAAATTGGGCGTTGATAAAGGTTACAGATAAGAAAAATCTAGAAAATCATACCTATGCAGTTAAAGTTGATGTAGATACTCATGGTAATAACAATCCATACAAATATTGGTTTAGGGTTGAAAATCTAAAACTTTTAGCTGGAGATTATTCCATTGGAATGTCATCAAAAAGAATTAGTCATTTTTCTAACAATAATGTTCCCATTAAATATTGGATTGCTTTAGAATCAGAAACAACATATAATAATTCATAGGGGTATATATTATGGAAGAAGGTCTGTGGGTTGAGAAATATCGCCCCAAGGATGTAATTAGTTGTATCCTACCTAAAGAATTAAAATCTATGTTTACAGATTTTGTTTCTAATAATGACATACCAAATCTAATATTATCTGGTCAGCCAGGAGTAGGTAAAACTACCATTGCAAAAGCAATGTTGGAAGAGATGGGTTCTACCTATATGATGATAAACGGTTCTGATGAATCTGGTATAGATGTTCTACGCACAAAGATAAAAAACTTTGCGTCTACTGTCTCTCTTGAGGGTGGTCGCAAATTTCTTATTATAGATGAAGCAGATTATCTTAATCCTCAATCCACACAACCAGCATTGCGTGGTGTGATTGAAGAGTTTCACAATAACTGTGGATTTATTCTAACTTGTAATTACAAGAATAGGATTATACCAGCATTACATTCTCGGTGTAAACCGATTGAATTTATAATTCCCAAGAAACAGAAGCCCCAACTTGCAAAAGAATTCAATGATAGACTTATAAGTATTCTGGAAGCTGAAGGTATTACATTTGAACAGAAAGCCATCGCAGAAGTCATTAATAAACACTTCCCCGATTGGAGAAGGATTATTCAAGAGGTTCAAGCGTATTCTCATTCTGGTTCTGTGGATGCCGGTATTCTAGTTGACCTAGAACGAAAAAATATTAAAGAACTATTGCCGCTATTAAAAAGAAAGGAATTGAATAATGTTCGTAGATGGATTGTTGATAATATGGACAACGACCCTGACCGTTTGTTTCGTAACATTTACGACATTATGTTTGATTCTTGTGAACTTAATTCTATTCCTAATTTGGTTGTGCTTTTGGGTGAGTATCAATATAAGTCAGCAATTGTTGCAGATCAAGAAATCAATATGTTTGCATTTCTTACAGAAATAATGGTACAGGTTAAAATCAAGTGAGTTTAGTCACTATTGCAAAATTGAGAATGGGTATCAAGTACGAACAAACCTATTCTCAGCCTATGGATAGTTTTTACGAATTGTATGAACAATGGATGGAGTCTAGACCAGACCTAACCTTTGATACTTACAATTTTACTTTTGATGGTTCTAAACCTATTCGCAATAAAGATGCTATTAAACACGCAGATTATATAATCTTACCTAGTGAATCTGAATGGAGATTTCATTGTCCAGAATTGTGGCAAGAACAATACGAATCTCATGCAAATAGTTTAACAGCGAGAAAGAATAACTATAGATACCCCTGGCCTGTTAAATTACCTTACAAGGAATACTTAGAAAAGACAGAAACTGCGATAGAAGAAATTAAATCTTATTTTGAAAATAAGACAGTAATTCTCTGGAGAAATGAACGAGCAGACGATGAAGAATTGTATAGGACAAAAACTCTGAAGGGGGTGACCATTAAAGACTTCCATACAATTGATGAAATAGATTTCTCTGGGAATATAAATGGTATGAAATTTCACAACATACCAACATTGACTAAAGACTTGAATCTAGATCGAACTAAAAAGGTGGACTTTGCATATTGGGGTGCATCTTGGAAGGATGAAAGAGATGAAGTTATTTACGATTTATATGATAAAGAAGGAACAACCACTACGCTCGTTGGTGGTTTTCTTCATTTACAAGAAACAGAAGAAAATAAAACATTCCCCTGGGCAAGAGATTGGAGAGACTTACTACCACTAATAAAGTCTGCAAGATGCACTGTTTGTTTTAATTGGAAAGATGAAAACGCCACGACATCTAGATATGTGGAAGCCCTTGCGGTTGGTGTAATACCGTTTGCATGGTATACTAAGGATTTTACATATGATAAGCTTAATACATACAACATATGTCCTTGGCAAAGAGTTAGTAGTATGGATGAATTACTACATAAAATAGATTGGTTAAGGGACGATGAATTCTTTATAAAGAAACTTAAAGAATATAGAAAGAATTATAGAAAGGTCTTACTCTCTAAAAAACAATACAGCGAAGAATTTAATAAAAGGATGAATAATTGTGTCAGTAGTTGATGTTTACGATAATGTACTAGAAGACCATGTTGCAGAATTTATTAGTATGCAAATGAAAGAGTTGTCTTGGAGATATGATTATAAATCTAAGGCTGGAGGGCTTGGACTTCATTGGCACATATTTTGTGGTCACAACCCCAAAGAAGTTGTTGAAAATGGATTTGAGTGGGTTCAGCCTATTTGGGACACAGCAAAATTTAAATATGATTTTAAGGAAAAATACGGTCTAATTGACTATATTCGTGTATACATGAACGCTCATACCTTTGGTTTACACCCCCATTGGCATGCTGACGATGGAGATTTTACCATGATTTATTATCCCCGATTAGATTGGGATAAAGATTGGGGTGGAGGAACTATGATTGAAGGTAGTGTAGGTGTAAATGAATATGTAGAGTATGTTCCTAATCGTTTAATAGTTTTTAACGCACACCTACAACACCAAGCACAACCTGTCTCAAGAGAATGTTATGAGTTGAGGTCAGTAATTGTTTTTAAATGTAACGTAGATGTAAGAATGGGTGGGTTGGATGCAATCCAAATACATTGATTTTCTTAAAGATGTAGGTTGTGATAATGTTGGACATCAAGATAGAACACTACTTGAACATCTCATAGGAACTAGTGAAAAATTAAAAAGCATGGGAGCTTCACAGTATCTACAAGATGCTGGTTTATTTCATTCCATATATGGGACAGTACATTTTAGACCCAACGAAGGGTTGGTTGGATTAGATAAGAGAGATGAGATACAAGAACTCATAGGTGAACAGGCAGAGGAAGTTGCCTATTGGTTTTGTATTATGGATTCTCCTAGATTTGAACAAATTCAAAAATGCACTGGACAATTAAAGAAAGATCTGTTACTATTACATAATGCAAATGAAGATGATATCAGTGAATATAATACGATGACATGGGACGAAGCATATGACCTATGAGTTGAAAGATTACCTAAATGCAATAAACACTACTAAAGAGCCGTTAATGAGTTCTGAAGACCCAGTATGGGAGCAGAAATATCCCCCATATGTAGTAAATAAGTGTCTAGGATTTAATGCAGACACTATACTACTGGTAAACGAAATGAACCGTTTACACCACCTAGATAAGAAACTCCAATTTGACTTTTTCCTAAATAGTTTAAGACCAAGGAAAAGATTTAGTCCTTGGATGAAGGCGAAGAAATTAGAGAATCTAGAATATGTTAAAGAGTACTATGGATATTCAAACGAGAAAGCGAGGGCTGCTCTTGTACTTTTAGATGATAAACAAATTTCCGCTATAAAAAATAAATTATATAAAGGTGGAAGAAATGGAAGAAGTGAATTGGACTCAGGAGCAGATGTTAGAAGTCAGTCTAAAAGAACCAGACGATTTTCTAAAGGTTCGTGAGACACTATCACGAATTGGGGTTGCTTCAAGAAAAGAAAGAAAACTATATCAATCCTGTCATATACTACATAAACAGGGTAGGTACTTTATTGTGCATTTCAAAGAACTGTTTGCATTGGATGGTAAAAAAACAAACCTCTCGGAGAACGATATTGCTCGAAGAAATACTATCACGGGTTTGTTGAGGGATTGGGGTCTGGTTGAAGTGTTGGGTGTTGCCGAACCTGTTGCACCTCTAAGTCAAATTAAGGTATTATCTTACAGCGAAAAAAGTGATTGGACTTTAGAAA